TATATTTTTAGTTATAATGACACTGATAATAAGTATAATACAAACAAATGTTATTACAAAGATAGTTGCTAATATAATTGATTTACTGGAACATAACAAAAATATTTTGGCATTCATTCAGTATAAGTGGTTTATCCTTATATCAATTTTATACTTAATCACTAATGGAATAACTAGATATATACACACCAATTTATTGGCAAACTTAACGCAATGGATGCGTAAAGAAATAATTACACTTATAATAAAAAAAAATGTGGATGAAGTATCACAGGAAACTATAGTCAATTATGGTAGTCCTATATTTAGATTATCTAATTCAGTCATGCTTGTAATAAATGAGGTAATACAAAATGTTTTTACTAATATAGCATTCATATTAACTATTGGACTTTACTTTATATACCATAATATTTACTTTGGAATCTTTTTTTTGCTTTCTAACTGCTTAATTATGGTATATGTAGGCTACTTTTGGAATCATTTAATGCACCTAAAAAATGTATATGAATTGTCTTCCGCAGATACTGAAAATCACGTATTAGATATTTTTAACAACTTCAATAAGGTTGTATACAGAGGAACAGAAACCAAAGAGATTAATAAATATAATAAACTTTATTCTGATTGCGTAAATCAATCATTGAACTATTATTCATATGGAAACATCCATGTACAAATTATAACTTTAATGATATACGCTATTGTTTGTTTTTCTATTTGGTACATTATTAAATTACGAATATCTAGAAAAAATAATATTAAAATTACTATTACTTTTATAACTATTTTGTTATTATACAGAGACCAGATTACAAACGTTATACAAAAAATTCCAAACACATATGGGGAATTTGTTGGAAAACTAAATTACATAACTCCAATATTAAATGAAATGGGTATTAATAATTTTATGGAAGAATCAAATACACAAAAATTAACATATAAGAATGTTGATTTACCTTTTAACAAGATTGATTTTAAGAATGTCACATTTAAATATAAAGAAGCAAATACTCCAGTATTGTATAATTACACAAACACAATATTGTTAGATAGTAAGATTATTGGAATAAATGGAAAATCTGGAAAAGGTAAATCTACACTAATGAAACTAGTTATTCGCATATATAAAGCAACTGAAGGTGCTATTTTAATAGATGGTATAAATGTAAATGAAATTGACCCATCATACATTAGAAATAATATTACATATATTGATCAAGATGCCCGATTGTTTAATGATAAGATTATTTATAATATAATGTATGGATGTACTAATGAAGACGCGTGTTATTCTAGTTTAAATAAAATAATGTCAAACCAACTAATTAAAGGACTATTCAATGGAATTAATTTTATAGAACAAGAAACTGGGTCACTTGGAGCAAATCTATCTGGGGGTCAGAGACAGGTTATAAATATTATAAGTGGCCTTATTAATCCTTCCAAAATATTAATACTGGATGAACCTACAAATGCTTTAGATTATACATTAAAAATGGAGGTTATTGCTCTTATAAAAGAATTCAGTACTTATAAGAAAAATATTATTATTATTAGTCATGACAAGGACATCTTTCAAATATATGACAAGGTAGTTGAGATAAATTAATTAACAATTTGTGAATATCATACATGTATCTATTAGATAAATGTATCATATGTATTCATTTTCTCTCAAACACTTGAACTTTAAACTCTTATAGAGAGAGACTGAGGGTATTGTTCTTATCAGACTTTGGCTTTCTCTTGCTACGTTTTGGGGCAGTTCCTTCTCCATGTAAATCACTAATATCATTTACACTAATAATACTCGTATCATTAATGTTGATGTTCTGTGGTCGTTGAGTCTTAGTGGAAATTGGTGGAGGAGGAGGAGACATATTCACGTTCTTTGTTTTTAATCCAGATAGAATATCATTGATATCACTGGGGCCTTTCATTTCAGGTCTTCCACCAGAAGGAGGTGGTCTAGGAGACCTGTAATTTTCTGAGTGAGGATTATGTGGAGGAGGTGGGGGCATCGTATAAGATGAGTTTGAATTCATTGCTCCATATACATTATTTCCACCACGCGACTGTGCCAAGAATTCCGGATTAGAGTGTGGGGGAGATGATACACTAGGAGTTGCACCACCATTATTTCCACCATTCATACCCATTCCACCATTCATAACACCATTCATAAATCCTGCAAATCCTGGGTTGGATTGTCCCATGCTATTAACAGCAGCATTCTGGAATTGACGCATTAAATCAGGGTTCTGTCTCAATACATCATCCATATTAGGCATTGCGGACTTGAACATAGTATTTGTCATATGGACCATTAGACCGCTTCCACCAAGTTGAAACATAAGTCTAAGCCAAGGGGACACCTTGGTATTGTCCTTATACATGTCATACAACTCTCCAAAGATATCATCATAGTCATTGATATTATCATTTACTTGTTCACTCCATCCATCAAGATTAATGTCAAATGGGTCAAACTTTCCATTCAAAAACTCAATACCATTCACAACCGAAAGCATCATATTTGCTTGGAACTTGATAGATGCCTGTTTAGATTTCTCTTCCATAATAGTATCATATTCTCCCTGCATTTCTGCCAATGAGCTTTCCATGTTATACTTCTTGGAGAACTCCACCCCTTTCTTTTCAAGTGTCTCTATTTTCTTGAGAAGTTTAAATTTTTCCATCATAATGTCTTCGCTTGAACGGATTGATTCAGGAGGAACAAATGGCTTATCAGGATTAATTGGAGTGTTTAGTTTTGAATATCCATCCCATGTCTTGGCATCATTATATTCAGAACCAGCTGTGGCTTCCCCTAAAGTTTTATTAACATTGATATTAAACATTGGTTCTTTTGATTTATTAGTAATTGGTTTGGTTTCTTCTGCTCCAAAGAGAGAATTTGCGGTATCATCAGCTAAATTATCCAACTCCAATTCTAAATTATTTAAATCTTCCAGGTCTAAATTTCCAGAACTCTTGCTTCCCCCATTTTTAACTTTGTCGTTCATTAACAATTCCAACCCTCCACCAAAATTCACACTCTTATCTCCACCAAAATCCATTCTTGAATCAGATATTTCTGTAATTTCAATGAAATCGTCCATTTATAAGAAATATAGAAGTTATTATTTTAAGTTATACGAACGTTTATATATTATTAATTATTTCATTGTCTCATTATCACTATCTTCTATTATAGTATTTACAACTGATTCTTTATGTGTTTCTTTCTTCTCTTTTTTCTTACCTTTTTCTTTCTTTACTAGTTCCACTGGTGGGTTAATCTTGTTTGTAATATACCAAATTCCCTGTAAATAACAATCTGCTAAATCGTCTTTTTTCTTATGTTTTGAGAGAAAACCACACCAAGTCTCCGATAACAATTTATTACAAATATCTATACTTCCTTTCTTTCTGTCTTTATAGTTGTCTTTCTCTACATCAAACTCTTTTAGTTTGTTTTTTGCAGAGATGTATTTTATTTCCACTGTTGGGTATTTCATTACAAAATATTGGGTTAACATTCCTTGTACTGTTGTCATCCTAGTAGCAATTGGAGAGATTTGATTCTCAATTATGACATGATCTAATGTTATATGTGGATAAGTTTCCAGCAACGCAGTTAGTTTTTTTGTCATAATTCTGGAAATAGTAATCATATCTACTTCAGATACTTTTACCTTTGTTATAGTATTTTCTTCACCATTCGTTTCTCTCATTCCATCAGTTATCAACAGTTTGGATAACAGTAAATCAGTGTAGTATTGTTTGTTTTTTTTCTTTGGAGAACTATCCCTTTGTGGGTCATCAATGCTATATCTCTCAATAATATCTACAAGTTCTGTTAATTTCATCTTTGATATTTTTGAAGGGTGTAAATCTCCAGTTGGTATTAAGAACTCTGTTTCCTTGGCATGCTTTAGACAATAGTTTTTCTCTCCTTTGAAATATTTGGAATTGTTTTTACAGAGAGAACATTTTGTTTTAATCACTGGAATATTTTGTTCAACATGATCCACCCCAATATTTAATACCTCCCAAAAAATAATATCCTTGTTATCGCTTAACAAACACATTGCTAAATTTCCAATACCAACATCAATACTTAGTATATGCATTATAGAATGTTATAATAATTTCATCACTCTTTAAATACAAAATAATATTGTTATAAATGATTAGAGAAAATTAGAGAGAAGGTGATACCATTTTAGCCATCATCTTTTCTCTGGAAACATATGACTGCTTAAGGTCACTGTCATAACCGGTTGTCTTTTTTATACAGTCATCTGAAGTAAAATATACAGGAAGTCCAAATGCCTGTTGAGCTTGTTCTGTGTTGTAGTTCATAATACCTACAGCTTGGTTGGTCATATATCTGCGATAATCCCAGTTGGAACGAATACCAGCTTGTTTACGTAGTGCGTTATTTAAACTGGAGTCGGGTTGCCAATAAGCCGCATTTTGTGGTGTGGGCGTTGATTCTGGAACATAAAAAGAGTTTAATGCTGTTACATCCATCATACTGAGAGAATTCATAGAGGTTAATTTATTGATATTGAAATCCATAAATTAACATTATAAAATAACATTTCACATTAAAAAACAATAATTTATTAAACTATTCTATTAAAAGTTGTTTACATAGAAATTTCAATTATACCATTATCATTATGTAAAACGTCGGTCTTAACAGAAGAAGACAACAAACTTAAGAGTTCTGTTTTCTTAAGTTTAGTAGCATGTGTAGAAAGCCCTCTATCAGTAACCAGCTTTCTCAATTGAGACACATTTAATCTGGAATAGTCTCCATTGGAGATATCAACATCTTCATTAGAAATATGTTCTGAGTTTTTTACATGTTCGTGGTGATATTCATGTTGATGCTCATGGTCATGGGAAATCTGTTCCACAACAGGAATGAATAACTCAGGTTCTGGTAAACTTTCTTCCACAATCAATTTTGGGTCTTCTTCTAAAACAAATGGTTCTGGAGAAGGAGATGCCCGAGTTTGTAGCTTATTCACAACAATGTGTTGTGTTTCTGTATTTTTATGAGTTTGTTCGCTATGAGTTTCCAAATCATTATCTAGAGATAAGTCTACTTCAATATGTTTTGTTTCCACTTCGCCAAGTTCCTCATCAATACTGATTTCACTACAATTATCATTTATTTGTTCAATTTCTCTAATATCTTCGTCTACCTCGTCAGCATAAACGCTAGGTTCATCAGAACTGGTACTATCATCTTCTTTAATGTCTTCAATATCTTCGTTTTCCTCATCAGTATCAAACTCAGTATCATCGTCATCGGATACCACAATTTTATTAACAGAAGAAGAAGAAACGAATGGCTGAATGCTACATGTGTTTGAACCAGAATAACACGTGTTGTTTTCACTAATATCAATTGTAATATGTTCTGTAGAAGGAACTACAGCAGACTGCGTGGAAGTTGCCGCATTCATATTAAGTGTGTGCTGTATCTTATCTACTGCATTCTGCATTTTAATCATTTGAAGATCTTGTGCCATGGTACTAACTAATTCGCACATTGTTTCAATTTTGTGGTCTTGCTCTGCGAACTTTCCATACAATATGTACCAGAACCCGATACACATAAGTATAACCCCTAAATATATCAAAAACGTTGAGTAATCAAAAGACATTTATAATATTTGTGTAATTTATTCTTTCAAACAAAACGAATTTTTTATAATTTCTTTTGGAAATTTCATATCACTGAGTATTTTAGAAGCTCCCTTAACCTTGGATATGTTTTTCTTCAGTTTATACGTAAAAACAAAGTCGGTGTGTTCTTCTTCTCCCTTTTTCTCTACAACATCCATATGACAATTTATAATCTGTGGGTGTTTATCTAGGCTCTTACAGAGTTTATTAAAGTGTGTGGTTAATACCCATTTCACATTAGAGTATTTTGTGATATATTCAATAAACCCACGCGAACTATTTACAGCTTCATCTGGATTGGTTCCAGAGAATAACTCATCAAACATTCCAAGATGTTTACCATCTGTGTTTTCGTGAATGTTGTCAATGATGTTCTTACATCTTCTAGCTTCTGCCTGGAATAAACTATCACGTCCCATAGTATCTGGAATATTCAAATAGCAGTGTAAGTATTTGAACGGTGTTATGGAGGCACTTGAATAGCATCCCATTCCAAATTGTTGTGTTAAGAGAACATTGATGAAAATTGCTTTAATGGTAGTTGTTTTTCCAGAAGCGTTTGGTCCTGTTATCATCAAGTTCTTTGAGAGAGAAACATTATTCTTTATGATGGTGCGTTTTGGTTCATCCTCATCATCCTCCCCTTCAGTTTCCGAGGCTACTAACGCAGGGTAATACATTTCTTTGAGTTGGACTACTGGTGTCTTTTCTTTAAGTAGTTTTGCCCCATATATCTTTCCACCGTCGCGAAGAGACACAAGTGATTCAATGTGTTTTATATATGAGTTGAAGTGTAATGCGTATTGAACGTTTTCCATAATAGATGACTTTGTTTTAATAACATAGAATGTCTTAAGGACATAACCAATCTGTAAGAAATTATTAAGAGTAAATTGGAATTCTTGTATTGGAGAGAGAAGAGTGACAATATCCATTGTTTCGTTAATGTTTTTACAGATATCTGTGTTAAATGCCTTATAACTTTTTAGATCATGAGTAAATGAAATGATGTGTCTCATGTTCTGTATAGTTCTCTCCAAATATTTACGCAGACCATATAAATAGTTATGAATTGCTTTGAAGTTTTCATAGAACTTTACACAATAATTTATTTGTTGATATATTGAAAATACATAGAATGCGAAAGTGAGGCATTGATACATCTTTTGTTCTGGTGTTAATTCATAATAATGTGTAAACATACGAATTATAGGATTATTTTTTCCAATGTCTTTAAGAACATCTAAATATACACTCCAGGATAATGTGGAATATTTAAACTGGAGAATAAAGAATGGAACCACCATAATAATTAGAGGAGTTGCCATGGTGATAAGAGGAGATAACAAAGTATACATTGTAAGAACTTGCATTATGTTTTCCATATTGTTAATGAAATGAAACCCCTCATAATCTACATATCCATATTTGCTAAGAAACTGGTCTATCTGTAACTCTTTTTCTAGTTCAATAACTGTCTCATATTTTGTAATGTCTCCAATACATATGTCTGAAGGTTGAAACCGATATTTTTTAATGAGATCCTGAGTATCTTGTAAGTATTTAACATCAGTAGTGTAAGATGATGCCATACATTCCAATACATTCTTGTCGTGTGATGATATGGAAGGGCATAGAACTTCATATACCTTGGTGAGTTCCAGTTCATTCATTATATCTTCAGAAACAATACACTTTTGTTTATTGTAGTAAATAGGCAAACGAAATATATTTGTTGGAAGAGTAAAAGTCTCCGATGTTGGTTGGTCGCCATTCTCTTTATCTGGAATTCCAGTGGTTGTGTAACTTGAAATTATAGTATGAAACATACATAATATAATTAATGATTTTTATCGCATTTAACGCAAACTATTTTAACGAGATTTACATAAAGTTATTTGGCAATTCTTGTATTTCAGTTGCATAATATTCCTCAATATGTCTCATTTGCTTAACATCATGAGGTGTAATAAAGTTAATAGCAACTCCCTTACGACCCCATCGCCCACTTCTTCCAATTCTATGTAGATAGTTGCTTACATCTCTTGGAATATCATAATTAATTACTACACTAACTTGTTGAATATCAATTCCACGAGCTGTCACATTAGATGAAATAAGAATACGTGAAGAACCCTTTCTAAAATCTGAGAAAGCTCTTTCTCTCTCTTCTTTAGTCATATCACTATGAATACATGAAACCGCAAATTCATCGTCGGTTAATCTATGATACAACTCATTTACCCTGTCAATACTATTACAGTAAATAATACATTGAGAGAGAGAAATGGTGGCATATAAATCTTTAAGTGTATCATATTTGTGGCTCTGCTGATGAACCGCAACGCAATATTGTTTGATTCCCTCTAATGTTAATTGTTCTTGTTTAACCAAAATTTCCACAGGATTATTCATAAATAGTTTAGTAAGATCGCGAATATGTTCTGGAAGGGTTGCACTAAACAAAGCAATTTGTACACTGTGTGGTAATAATCCAATAATAGACTGTATTTGTTGTTTAAATCCAACTGAGAGAAGTTCATCAGCTTCATCCAATACAAGGGTCCTTAAATTTCGGTAATCAATCACACGTCTTTTCAAAAGATCCAACACCCTTCCAGGACAACCAACTATAATATG